TCACACCGCCCGTCTAGGTGACGGGGACCCAACGACGTTTTAGCGCAACTTCGCCGTGAAGCGCAGATCGCAGAAGATGATCGCGATCCGTGACCAGCGGAAGAATTGTACGCTCCCGCGGGCGTTGGAAGCTTTTCATCAACGCGCCGTAGCCGTCCAGTTCATCAGTGCGATAAACCGGAGTTGGGCACCACGCCTTTACTTCAAAGGAGTGATACCGCCGATTCCATCTTCCGATGGATCGGTAGCCCAACAACGACTTACGGCCAAGACACTGGCTCTCAAATGAAACGTAGGGCAAACGCCCCACGATTCGTTCAATCACCATATAACAGTGATTGGCAGAACGCCAAAACCCAGCCAGATAAAACTGGTGGGCTAAGGAGTTCCAAGAGAGAAGCTCAGAGGCTTGCTGCCGATTCTTAGGTGGAGGTGTCGTAACGTAGATTGGACTAACGTCCGTCCCGTTATACGCATCCACACCACAAGACTCTCGAAACTTACCAGTTAAGAAAGTCTTATTGTGGTTCACTCTACAGTTGTACTTCTGTAAGTGATCAAGAATCGTAGTCGCATATGTCGTGGGGATGACTATGTCATCTCCATAGACATGGACAAATTGACGGACGAAATTAATCGACCGTCTTGTCACTGGAAGGTTCTGAATTCTGAGCAAGGCGTCTATACATAAAGTATAGAAGTACATCGCCTCGATCGGAAAACAGAGAGCAGATCCCATTGAAGCAAACTTCCTGAGAGGCCCTATCATGGACCCATCAGGCAAGATTGCATGAGTGGAGCGACATGCTTCAATTGCGTCCCTTAAATCGGGATTGCTATCGAACATGGTCAGCGCAAGCGATAGAGGAACTCTATCACTAGCATCCGAAAGATCTACCGTTGCTAGTAGACCATCACTCGAACTCGTCATCGCAAGCTTCTGGTTAACTTCCTGGTCACGAAAATTCACATGACCGGAAGCACACCAACTAGATTCAATAGCGTCCACTAAGGCGCTTTGAATCCCTTGTTGCGCAAACTGCATGCAACAGGGCTCGATAGCGATGACTCTGGGAGTTTTCAACGTTTTCGGAACAAGAGTAACCCTAACAGGGATCTCTTGATCCGCTGGTAAGAACGTTACACCCTCGAGCATCCTTTCGCTGTCAACGGAAATTGAATAACCATTTCCAACGATCGGGAAGTAAGGCTCGAGACGTTCGTGCCAGTTCACCCAGTTAAATTTCTGATTACCAGAAACTCGATCTGAGGTGGCTCCGGGACCATGCTTAGGAGTAAGCATACTAGGCAATATATGCCGTAGCATGTCACTCCACAAAGCAAAAGAAACACGAGCAAATCTCGTGGTATCTTCTTCGGAGAGATAAAACGTTGAGAACGACTGCTCAGTTGAGACGAAGCTCGCCAGAGCACGTGACTCCCTTTCGGGGGTGCACGCCAATTTAATCTTTTTGAACGCGAGGCAAATTTGCCTAACGACGCGCACATAAGAAGAAATAGGATCTGGTGCAGTAGAGCTATCTTCATAAATCCTTCCAGTCTCTTGATCGAAGACACGACTGATCATACCTCTCAAAAATGAGGGGATTGATCGGCACTTCCGAAAACCATGGAAATGCTTTGAGTCAATATACCCAATCGACAGAGCTTGTTCAAAGTCTCTGGCAAAATTGGGCAGGGTTATCGTCAAAAACGAAACCCCCTCGTCTTCGACACGTGATCGCATTGTAATTAGATCACGAAAATCAGAGACATCAGCGACGCACGATGACACCGCATCAGTATAGATGTGGGTCATCAACTCCAGATAGTCACTTACGTTGCTTTTCAAGCTGCCTCCTTAATTGGAGGTCGACTTCAAGCCACGTATGCTCTGACCGAACTCATAAATGAATCCGGCACATTGCCATCGCTCAGGGGGTTGCTGCTTCTGCTTATGCAGGCGCGGCAATCGGAGGCTTCTTCTTGACTACTTTTACCTTCGGTTGTTTAACAACCGGTGGTGGAAGTTCGACATCTTCGGGCGGCCGGCGAGATAACTCGACCAGCAGCTCTTGTATGGCGACGAAAAGAAGCTTTGTTGAAAGGGCTTTTAGTTCTTTCTTCATGTTTCCTCCGTACCTCAACTTTCTTGATTGAGGACCTTATCCTGAGTTGCACTCAGTACATGCCAGGTTGAAAAGCCTGACAGCTGGTTTTTCATTTCCGTCGTGGTAAACCCAAAAGAGGGTCTTTCCTCGACGGTCCAGGTGGAGAACGTATCCCAATCGTTGGTTGAATCCAACGGATTGGTAACGATCTTCTTCTGGTCCAGGCGAGCCATTGAGCGAACACGATCTTTACCCACCGATTGATGGGAGATTGTGAGCGTCCAAAGGTTGTCAGACGACGACCAAACCGAGGAAGTTCCTTGGCTTGAGCGGCGATTCATGACAATCGCTACTGCGTTAACAGTGATGGTAATGGGTTCAGCGAACATAAAGTGGTTGACCTCTAAGAGTTATTGAGAAGTTAATCACAGTTGCGGAACCACGGTTCTCATGCGTGACTCCCTTAAGCTGTGAATGAAGATCACACAGCGGATCTACGGCTTAAGCCGAGAGCGCCGAGGATCGCAAATTGCGTTGGGCTCAAATTGTCCCAGCGCAGGCCGAAACCGAATGGAGTCTCTGCCTTAGCTCGTTGCTTTACGAGTATAGTTCGATAAAACTCGAAAGCTCGAGGCCCGCTCCAAAAATTAAACTCTTGTCGTAAGACAAGGCGTCTATGGCGGCGGTGCATAAGGAACAGATTCCTGGACACAACCTTGTCCTCGTCTGCGGATATGAACGCGTTTATAAACGGTCCAACATCTGCAAACCAGTCAACAAGCCATGACCAGGGAGTTACTTTCCAGAGGACATAAGGATTGATTCGTGCGCCATAAAGCGTCAAATAACGCTTTATTAGCATCAAATTTGATGCAAAATCCTGACGCAACGGATCAAGCTCAGGCCGATAGAATGTCCACTCACCAGACGCCCATACTTTGATACTATCTCGTATGGAGATTTGGTTGCGGACAGTCCACGGAGCCGATGTATTGAGAAGTGTCTGAAACAGAGGTGAGATACTTGGTTGAACCAAGTTCCCACTTCCATTAGACAAAATTATCTCATTATCGACTTCCTCTG